CTATTGTTCAGTTGAAATTATACTGAGTAATTGTCGGCTAACTACTGCATTTACTGCGTTCCTGTAGTACGAGGTAACAAGAATGCGGTATGTAACATCTGCGGATGATGTGCTGATATCTGTATACGTTGTCGAGCCTTGACAGCTCTGTGACTCTTGCCAATATGTGTTGCTTGGATCATCGTTTTCAAAATACACAGATGCTGTGCCCTGGTAAGTACCACTTGTTAATGACGTCCAAGTTCCATTGATAAGCTTCTGTAATTGCCACTTTAAAACAGGAGCAGATACAGTCCCTGGGTTGCTGCTATATCGAGTTGACGCTCGCATATCGAATGAGACAACTACTACCTTGGTACGACCATTAGTCGAGAACGGCCCCAGAGAAATCGGGGAAGTACCTGCTGCATATTTATTTTTATCAGATGTGGCTACTGAATTTTTCAATATCCCAGCACTCAAACTGCCGCCGAAATAAGCATCTCCATTTGCCGCCAAGTAAGTGATTGCATTGTTTTTCCTCAGGTTTGCCCAGTCTGGGTTGCCCCCAACGAGTAGCTTAGGTCCATACCATTCAATCAGGCCGTCGGGGCCAAAGGAACTAGCGGCGCTCACCTTCATAAAGTTGGAACCGATAAGTCGTACCTCGCCGCCTTCGATAATGGGGGAGCTAATTTTTTCACCGGCTTTGATATGGGTACCCAAAATGGCCCCGGCGGCGATACTGTTGGCCGTCAGGCCACCGAACACCGCTAGGCGGGCAACCAAGTCATTAAACAAGCCCTGACTAGCGACCAATTTGTTGATCAAAGCAGAGTCTGCCAATAACTCATTAGCAGTGACGGCATTAGCCGCAATTTTGTCGGTTGTAATGGCCTTAGATACAATTTTCTGAGTTGTTATCGCGCCATCAACAATTAACTCTGCAGATGCCATTTTTCGTAGGTAGACGTTAGATACATAGTATCCCCCCCCCATAGCCCCGCTAGTGCCATTCATCTGAATAAACAGAGTTGCACTAACAACCTTTTTGCCTGCAACATTACCAACAGTCAACCAGCCGCTTGCAAAGTTAGCAGCCCCCCTATCTGAGGCGGCTCTAGCTAAAAACGTGTTCCAACCCATAGAACCATCAGAGTATCTTTGCATAAGTCCTAGTCTTAAGTCGGCAGTAGGGTTTTGATAGTGATAGGCATACAGGCTTAAATAATACCGTTCGCCATCGAGTACGCTAAAAGGTTTCTCGTAATTAAAATAGGTATCCCTATTGTTATTAATCAGTCCAAGATAACTAGCACCGCCGTACGCATCAGGATTCGCATTCCATTGAACAGTAATTCCAGACCAGCCCTCTTTGTTACCTCCAGAGCCTAAGCTGTTAGTAAATTTGGGGTTGGTACAAATGTTATCGGTATTGGTAATGGTTAGATGTTTTGTACTGATAGAGTTTGCTGCGATACTTTGTGCGGCCAGTCCACCAAACACCGCAAGCCGGGCCTGCAGGGCATCAAATAAGCCCTGGCTAGCAACCAGCTTGTTAATCAGTGCAGTGTCAGCAGTCAGTTTGTCAGATGTCACTGCGCCCGCCTGCAGGTGATTGGTCGCAATGGCCAAAGCGGCAATGGTTTCAGCGGTCAGGCCATTAAAGCTCGCAATCTCTGCTTTCAGTGTGTTAAACAACCCTGAATTGGCAAGCAAGGTTTGTATGAGGCCTGTACTGGCAACAAAATTACCTAGCGATACTGTACTAACAGCATTGGTTTCTGCATTGTTAGCCTTGGATTGGGCTCCTGGTTCTGTTTCAAGATTGTTTCCAGCGGCATCCTTTGTTGGAGTGGGCGTAACAAAAACAATCGAGTCAAAAACCTCAGAGTTTAATACGCCATTACCGCCACCAGGGTCGCCAGATTTGTAATAAGGAACAAGCCTGAACTGGTCGCTCGCCAAATAAGTGCCAACAGTTGATATGCTGCTCAATGTGCGGCGGCCCCAAAATTCCCATCGTGCATCTTGTATGTTGCCGCCAGACTGCAGTGCTAACCATTTCAGCCCATTATATGTAACGGTGCAAAACTTCCAGTTCCAGCTTACGTTGGATTTGTTCATGCTGAAATTGGTAGTGTTGTACGCAGTTTTAGCGGATATATCGATCCTCTCAGTTCGGTTTGATGCTGCATTCCCTCCGCGCCTGAAAGTAAGCTGACCGAATATTTCAGATTCACCCCAACCAGCGGCGCCATTAAAGTACGGGATTAACAGTATCACCGCTGAGTTATAATGACCGTAGAAACTAAACACCTCTCTGGCGACAGAACTGCTTAAAGCCTCATCCCTTGCCGCATTTGCCTTGTTCAACGCATCCAGCGCGGCGGCGGCCTCTGCCTGTGTTTTAGCGTTGTTGGCCTTGGTACTGGCATCAGCAGCGGCAGCAGCAATCGCAGCGGCCTTGGCCACATCAGCCTTACTCTGCGCCCCGCTTGGGGTTTCACCGCCAATACCTGCAGCGTTAATCCCCTGGTTCAGCAGTTGCTGGGCCGTCAGCATGTTGTTGTTAAAATTAGGGTCATTCAGCGCATCCTGCAGCGCCAGCATGTCCTTATCACCTGTAGGCAATTTGCCGGCAATCAGGTTATCAAGCGCGGCCTCTTCAGCCGGAGTAAACAGCTCTGGGATATCTGTCTGAATTTTCGACCAGGTGTAATCCTGCCAGTTACCGCTCGGGGTAGCGGTATCCTTGTTAATAGCCTGGCCTAAATATGCCTTGCCATCCCCAATAGCCTCATCGGTAGTAAAGCCTGTGCCTTGTTTATCGTCGGCCCAGGCGAACCAGGTATATTTGTCAAAGGTGTTTCCCAGCAGATTGACTATGGCAGATTTATCGCTAGTCGTGTGCGCGATAATCGGGCCAAACCAGGCACTGGTACCGAAGTTATTCGTCGCGCGTGCCCAGACAAAATACTGGGTATTGGCATGCCGTCCTGGCCAAATCACTTCCTTGCCTTGGCCGATGAATTGCGCATTGGAAATATCGCTACTTAGACCACCTTTTACTTCAAACTCGGTAGTTGTGGCGGTGATCGCTGCTGTTTGTGGCCTCAGAGTTAATTCAAGTGCTCCGGTATCCACCAAGATCCCAGTCACGGCTGGCGGTGCATCGGCACCGATAGCGATGGTCGCTGGTACATTGGAGCGATTGGCAAACAGATTTACGGCCCACAGGGTAATGGTGTAGTTTCCCGCATCCAACTTGGGAATATGGTGCCTGGTACCATCAATAGTGGCTTGATACACCACCACATTGAGTCCATTGTTCACCTCTAAGCGATAGCGATATGCGCTGTTACCACCTGGTGCATTCCATGCTAGTAAGCCCTGCCAGTTGGCATCATCGCCCATGGGCGTCCAAAGCACGCCCGTCACGGTTGGCACCCGCTTGGATGAGGGCAGATTCAATACTGGTGTCAGCTTTCTATCTGTATAGCTGCCCTTGTCGTAGTCGAACAGTGCTGGCCCAGTCTCACGCAGTGTCACTTTTATGGGCTGACCAAAATCGAATTGCCAATCCATTACCTGATATTCGGCTTTTATGCCTAAGCGTGGTAAATCGAGTTCAACGACTTGGCCGACAGAGACACTGAGACCAATCATATTCAGCGGAGCGACTATCTGCTGCCCGGCACGATTAAGCTCTAAGTGCAGCTTGGCTAGGCGCTGTGCTGTATAGGCCGACTGGGTAAACGGCAAATCGATATCATGATCGATATACTCGCCATTATCCTGGGCACGATAATAATCTGACTCATAAGGCGCAAAGTCGGTGGGCTGATAGAAGTTGTCGGGATCAACAAAGGTTCCGCGCACGGCATTACACAGCTGTGCCCTGGCATTAAACGGCCTCACTTCCACTTCACCGGCTAAATCGGCCTCGCCGATGGTTAGTAGATGTGGCCCCTGATACACGCCCGAGAATAGCTGATACTTACCTGATGAATAGGTCTGCATTCCAGCCCCAGCGGTGAGCAGCTTGTCGAGTACTGAGGCGGGGGTCATCGACTGGGTAAAGGTGCCATTACAGGTATAACGCTTCTCGGTATTTCCCTCATCGTCATACTCAACCAACTGATCACTGTCATTGGCAGCCAAGGCATAAGATGGCAGATCGATTTCGTTAACCAATGCACCAACACCGGATTCAAAGCGGGTGTAATCCAATACACATAAGGCCCAGTTATCACTCCACTCCCAACTAGACTCATCATCCCAACGGTGGCTCCCACTGCCACCCACGGTTGAGTCTTTGCGAGGATCATAAAGTGGCTTACCCTGCACCAGGGCTTTAATGTTCGGCAGGCCATTGGCATAAAACTCGGGATCATGTTTAAGGCGCACATATAAGTAAGTAATGCCCAACCCTATATGGCTTGCCGTCCAGTGTTCGCACTCGGCCAGCAAATCACTATCCGCAGCGGTTTGCGTACCGAGATGGATATTAATTCGAGCATGCTTACTATAGGCGGTATCTAAACTGCCGTTTTGGTACACCACTTCATCGTCGAAATAGATTTCAAGCACATCCGCACATTGATGTGCGGCCAGAGGTATCACCAGGTGCAGATATTCGTTATCCGTGCCGGTTTCTGCAGCAAACACAATTGGGCCTGAAACCATTGCCTTACCGTAAATGGAGCGGCGCGCCTCGGTGGGAGAGCGCAGCATCTGCTGCTGCGACATAGCCTCGTTACCAAAGTCATCATCAGGAATAGGGATAAGTGCCTCACGCACATATTTCCCCACACCGATTTCCCACCATGCATCAACACCAATGGCATCCCAAACCAGCTTACCAAGGGGAGTACCATCTATCAGCGCATCGACAACCTTGCCCATTAAACATTCCACCCCATCGTGATGTTGATTTTCGGATAGGACACCAGCCCCTCAGTGGCCAAGGCAAAGCAATCGCTCCCCTGATAAATGCCCACCACGTCACCCATTGGTGTATCGAGCAGCACCACTGCACCGCGTGTTAACGATAGTGGTGGTGTCGGCTGGCCAAGCAATGAAATAAGTAACTCCGAGAGAGAATCAAACCCCGCACGTCGAATAGCACGCATTGCCCCCAGCTCAGAGCTGTAAGTACCTCTAAAGCTAGCGGCCAGATCGCCACGGCCATTTGCCTTAAGCCAATTCGCTGCCAGCAAGCAGCAGTCATGTTTTCCCCATAAAAAGGGGGTAGCTCTGTGCTGCGAAACAAACTCAGCTAATGTCATAAGCCCCTCTATTTCATCTGGCGGCGGCCAGTGGATTGGCTACCGCTGCCACCTCGGCCACCCCCGCTGGTTAACTTGGCACTGCCACCCGGTACACCCCACTGCAGTTCACGCTCTGTGGTCTGGGCAACAAACTCGAAAAAGTTGTCATCTGAGTGGCGAGCCAATTGGTCAGCATGGGTATAGCGACCATTGCGGGCGTTCTTCCAGTCCACACCGCGACTATTAATGTCCAGTTGTAAGCTGGCACTACTGCCATCACGCAACGTCATCACATCCATACGACCAGCAAACAGCACATCAGCAGCAATAACTCCGGCGGTTTGTTCATCCAATGCCACCAACATCAATTGCCCCAGGCGGTTTTGATATTGTTCTGTCATTGCTGTGGCCAGTAGCGCAGGAGGTATGCCCGACAACGTAAGACGCAGCTTATTTGGCTGCACCTTCCCGTTTTGAGTCACAGCCCCAACTTTGCCCAGGCCCCCAACACCAAGGTAACTGTTTCCTGCATACTCTATGGTGCCAACACCGCTGTGGACGCATACATAGCCTGAAGCAAAGTCGAGTTTGGTAAGCAAGATGGCGCACACGTTGGCTTGGCGCAGATAGGCTTTTAACTGAGGTGAAGCGAAGCCAATCATGAGTAGATATCCTCCACAAACGATAGGCTCACACTGGATAGCACCAGGCGTTTACTGCTGCGGCGCATACCTTGGTCGTCGTCACTGAACATCATGGTTGCACAGGGCTTATCAACCACAATGGCTGTGCCATTGGCAGGTATGCTACGTAGCGCGGGCTCAAACAGAAAAGTACAAGCTCCGCCAGCATCGGCCAATGCATCACTGGTCAGCACTAACAGCTGCTCGCCCACCTGTACATAATGGCCTGCAGGTAACAGTGCACCAGGTAACCAGTTTACGTTAAGTTGTTTACCCATTTGGCCTGCACCGCTGACCAAAGGCGCTGCGCTGTAAGCTGGGTTGGTAATGGCATGGTCAAACAGTTTAACCCTGCCAGCCATACCCCGCATCGATGCCACAAACCCATGCAGCTTAGCCCCCTGGGCACGACTTAAATTGGTAAAGGTTAACTGTGCCTGCCAGTAGGCACCTGGCAGCGACAGCGTTTGCACCTGGTTGTTATAAGGGTTACGAAACGCCCGAGTACGATGCACCAAGCGCCAATCGCATTGAGTTGGGTAAATGTCAGGGGGAAAGGTCAGCATAGCCAGTCATAGTGAACATCGAAAAGTGATGCCTCATTGTGACTGGCTCTCGGATTTATTCGGATTGGAAGGGTTTCGGGATTACTACAGTAACTACAATAACTCCAGGCTGTCGGAGTTCTTATCCCCATAAATAGACTCAAACTCAATTTTAATAGCAAGCCCTACTATTTCGTTCTCCATTATCTGAATCAATTCACTATTCTTCTTATGCTCTGAAGAGCAAACAAGCCATACTGACTCGCCAGGGGCCAGTACTGCATTAACTCCAGGATAATTAAAATGAACTTGTGAGCTTTTAAGTTTATTAAAAAGTCCCATTGAGTTAGGATCATTCAATCCAAAATATTTTCCATTCTTCGAAATTTCGGATTTAGTAAATATGAGAGGCCCATAGCCCTTATTTTCAAATTTGATGCCTATCTTATCCTCATGTGCTGATAGCGAAACATAAAATGAAGATATTGGCTTAACAGTTAATCGGTTATGTTTGCGAGTCAGGTAGCCTTGCCATAGTGTTGCACCCAAAGCACACAGCGCAATGACAACAGAGGACATTGCAATGATCATTTCGGGAGTTGTCCATTCAGACGTCATCTCACAATCCTTTGTAAAGTAAGAGATAAGGCAAGATATCCCTATCTGCCTTTGATTACAATGTTGGCAAATCACATTTTGGACTAGTCATCTTTTGCCATCATATGAGCATGATAACCGCACATCCCTGTTCTAAAGTACACTTCTCGCTCACAATGAATAATTAACTCGCCGCATAAACTACACCGAATGCCTTCAGCTTGAGCCTTACGATCCCAAGCATCTTCCTTTGCCAATTCAGCATCCTTTTGCCTTCCCATAATAGCCCCCTACAGATATTAAGTGATACCTTGAAAACCAAGGTAACTTCAAGATATCCATTTAAAGGGAGCTTGCAAGTGGTATCTTTCCAAATCCCTCCAGAGTCAATTATCCCCGGCTAGCTGTCCACACATCACCCCGATTATTAAGATCTTCCACCACTGCGCTCTTGGTCATCGAGACAAGTTGAGGCAAGACATCTTGTAAACTAGCTGCCTCGGATTGGTTACTCACCACAATCGTGTTGTACTGCTCAATGTTGAGCTGTTTCCGACCACTGGCACCATTGGCACTGGCGCTCATGGCGTTCATTAGTGTTTGTTGCTGCTTGCGGGTATACACGGTTTCACCACCATCGAGCAGATAGGTACCTTCCCGTGGAATGGTGCCACCGCCGTGAAACTTGCCTATGATCATCGGCAACATGGCCATGGCTGCAATCATGGCGGCTATACCTGCCATGGCACTGCCACCAAAAGTGGCAATGGACGATGTAGCTGCTGCAGGGGCCATAGAAGCTGTCACTGATGCACCAGTACTCGCCGCCGTGGCAGTAGCCGTTGCTGCGGTACTGGCCATAATGGTTTTATCCAGTGCGGCCATGGCAAGCTTTTTAACACCAATTTCCACTAAGCCTGCCACCACACTTTTTATCGCCCCCCGAGTGATTTGCTGCATCGCCTCACCGAAGTCTTTCGACTCAAAAATGGCATCTGCTGTGGCACTGCCAATACCCGCCGCAAAGCGATCAAAGGTTTCTGACCACATGACATCAAACTGGCTTGATATGCCGCCATTAATGACATTCATCGCCTCAGCATGACGACGCTGTTCAGCCTCAATCAGCATGTTTATCTGATTACGCTTTAACGCTTCGCTTTCGGGAGTTTTCTCCAGCTCCGAGGTTAAGATCCCCATATTCTCGTTGTGATTCTGCTGCTCGGTAAATGCCGGATCTAACTTACCTTTTAACTGGTCGAATTCGCTCGGTTTGTTGTACTCACTGCTCAAGGCAGCAAGCAATTGTTTGCGTCGTTCAAGCGGCACATTCGCTTGCTCAAAATAAGCCTTTAGCAGCCGCTCCTTGGCGGCCATCTCATCCGCAGCCGTCCCCACCGGATCAAGCACCGCCAGCAAGGCTTTTAGTTCTTTAGTCTGTTCCTTGGCGGCATCAGCAGCATCCTTATTGGCATCGGCACTGGCCTTGGCGGCATCCAACTCTTTGGCCGCCTGTAATATCTTGGCGTTAATGACAGGATCGAGGCTTTTCAGCGCACCATGCTCTATCTCATAACGCACCTTGGCCGCCTCGCTGGTTTCACCATATAAAACTTTTTGCTTGGCAAGGTTATCTAACAGCGATTGCTGCTGTTTGTTAATGGTGGCGGTATTAGCAGGATCACTTGGAGTATTGGATAACTCAGGTAGTCCAGCATTAAACAACTTCTGCTGAGCTTCGCTAGCATCGTTAAGCTTCGCCTCCAACTTAGCAATATAGGCCTGCAATTCCTCAATGCGCTTGACACTGAACATGACAGCGGTATCGGAACCAACAAATCCTCCTTTAATTAAGGCATCCATTTCTGCTTGAGCATCAGCAATCTCATCACGATACGCTCGCATCTTAGTCGATAGTTTACTGACTTCAACGCCACGTTGAGCATCATTCATTGCACTGAGTTTGTTATTTAGCTTATCAACTTCACTCGTTAAACCAGCTATTGGATTTTCAGCAGATGATGCCTCATAAGCTAAGTAGGCAATCCCCGATGCCGCCATTAACGCAAACCCCACCGGGCCACCGACTAATGCCGTCGCCGCATTAAAGGCACGTGTCGCAAATGTTGCTTGCTGGGTAGCAATGGTGTGTGCCTGTTTGGCTGCGGTTAACCTGGCTTCAGCTACCACTGCTTGACCTGCTGTTAATACCGCACCACGTTGAATTGTGGCTCTATGCAGCTCAGCCTCGGCACTGGCGATGGTTGCCAGTCTGTCCTGTTGCTCAACCCTAATTTTATTGACAACAACGGCGGTATAACTCAGCCCTGCCTGGCTGGCACGGGTCAGCGCTACCACCAAGGCTCCACCAAACACTTGCTGCAACGTATCCGCGTTATCCGTTGCCCAGGTTAAGCCGTCGGTAATGGTTGATAAAACCGGGGTTAAGCTGTCATTAATCGGGCTTTCAAACGCCACTAATAGCTGTTGGTAGGCGTTTTTCATGTCGCGGGTTTGGGCGCTGATGTTGGCCGCCGTGGCCGCAGCGGCACCGCTGTAGTCCTGCAGCGCCTTAATGAGGTTATTGCGCAAAAACTCAGAGGTCACTTTGCCATCGAGTACCATCTGCCTAAAGCCACCTGCGCTAAGACCCGCAGCTCGGTCCATTTTGTTTAATAGGCCAGGCATAGGTTCAACCAATTGGTTAAGCTCTTCGGCGCGCACAATCGGTGAGGCCAATGCTTGTGACAGACCATACATGGACTGCCCAAGCTGAACAGAGCTCGCCCCCAACGCTGACTGAGCGTTACTCATCCCCTCCAAAATGGCTCTTGACTGCGTTTGCGTCAACAAGCCTGAGTCAACCAGGTTGAGCATGGCAGCATAGTTTTCAGCTAAGGGGATAAGCTCTTTATGATGATCACGGGTCAGTTGTAGCAGGTACTTTTCATTGGCGGCATAGGCTGCCGTGGTGCCTGACAGGCTTTGCAAACGGGTACGTACATCCTGAAATGCGGCCAAGTCCTGGGAGATCTTCTGCCCCAGGTTAATTGCAGACAAACCGGCAAACGCACCCACGGCCATGTTACGCATACGGGCAAGCGTCGCGGTTGTGGCTCCAGACTGCCGTTCCAGCTGGTTTAACCCCTGTTGAGCCTGATTACTAGCGCCTTTGGTTTGCCCCAGCTTGGTATTCAGGTTAGATACAACGACTTTGGTCTCGTTGACAGTGGCGACCAACTGTTTGCCATCAGCTGTCAGGGTTAGGGCGACTTTTAAATCATTCATAATCTAGCGTTCAACCTTGGCTATGGGTAATACCTTAGGGCTCAGCGTGTTGTTACAGCTTTTCATGGCGTTGTTGACTAAAAGCATTTCGAACTATTGCCTCCGTTTTTGAAGCCGAAGGAATGCGGCTTTCCGACATACACACGGCATCTATCGATAGCGAAGGCAGAACATTCCAGAAGCTAGGACATAAATTTCAGTGGAAAATATGTTTAGTCAACAACGCCGCTTTTCATTAAAAAGCTGGGTCACAGTGTGAGCAATGAGCCGCAGCTTGTGGTAATCCTCTACCTTCACTTCGCGACCACTTAATTCACTGTCGGCCTTTACCGCCAGCACGTCTAACCCCATGCAAACGTACTCGTTATAGCGCAGCAAATCTTGCACCTGCCACCACCAATCCAGTGCCGCTTTATGTTCATCCCAAAACACAATGGGGGCATCTTCCACAGGTGGGGTGTCTTGAATACCAAGCAGCTGCAGCTCTTTATCCAACTGTCGCTGCTCGGCTTGTGATGTGGGTGTGCGCAAATACAGTTCGCGCACACCTTCTATCAGTTTTTTCTTGCAGCCTCACCCGTGTTGGCTGCACGGTAAGCATGCAGCAGCGCATCGGTGAAGGGCGCATGCTGGTACAACAAAGCACGGTTTTCGTCAGTGTCTTTCAGCGGAGTACCTTCAGGTGTATTGATGCCACTGAAGGTGTTAAGAATAGCGTCGAACAAGACTTTATTACCTTCACTGAGCTTGTCCATGTACTTGTCGGTAGGTAACAAGTTGAGATCGAGATAGATCTCAAGCTCCGTCACCTTGCCGCCGTCACCGGCGACTTTAATCACTGCCGGCCACTGCTTTACCTGACGAACAGGGCTAAATACAAACGCATTGGTCATGATATGTCCTTAATACTGAGTCTTGGATAGGGTTACTTGGTCGTGAGCAGATCGAGGTTACCCAGTGGTCGCACAGGGATCTCATAGGTTAAGGTGCCATCTTGGTCACCATACTCGGCGCGACCCAATTGCAACTGAGTGGTGGCAAAGATCACCTGGTTGGTTGCCTCACCATGACTGAGGTTGAATGGCAACACGGCGGTATTAGCCGCAAACGGGTCAAAGTTGGCCAAGGTATCGGCCTCAAACACTAACTTACCGCTAGGCTGGTAATCGGTGATGATCACTTCTTCGTGCCCGACATATTCCTGGTGCACAACTTCATTCCCCTGGTCATACTCAAAGCTGATCAACTTGATGGCATTGCCATCTAAGGCACAGGAGGAATACTCGGCCCCCACCTTAAAAGGGGTTTTCCAGGCGTTAAAGTCAGTCACCGGCATCGCCGCAGCACTCACAGGAACAAACAGCCCGGTGAAGGTAAACATGATCTTGGGAAAGTCTTTGGCCTTGGCTTCTAGCTTAAAGCTACCGCGTGCCCCCACCAGTGCGTGCAGAGCACCATCCAGGTAAAAATACATGGTGATCGAGGTGGTAGCCGCTTCATCGATGGCCATCTCCACACTCGACTCTTTAACGGTAGTTTTGCGCAGGCAAGCATCGAGCAAAGGCGCATAAGCCGGAGCAGTCGTGGCAACGCCACTGCCAGCCCAGTCCACCCCGAACTCAAGCGATACATACGTTTCGGTGGCAATCTCTGCACTGTTACCTAAATTGCCATCATCGTAATCGAGGGCGGTATTTTCTCCCGCCAACGGCGTGATTTTAACCTCACGCCCCAATACTGCCGTAGCGGGCTGCGCGGCTGCGATGGCATCGACGCCATAAGTAGCTTCGGTGGCAAACACCAAGGCTTTCTTTCTAAATTTACGGGCCATGATTTGTCTCCTCTCAGCCCCAGCTAGGGGTGATTAGCATCTGCGGTGTATTCAGTCATAAAGCGGTCAAGCCAGGCGATATACCGATCACCAAGTTTTAATAAGCGCCCCCCGGCCAAGGCCAGAGGTTCATGTTCAGCACTCGGTGCCCAACCAAATAAACGTTGCCGTACCTGATCGCGCATGGGTGTCAAATTGCCGGGAGTGCCATTGATATTGGCCATGACGCAAATCACGCCCACCTCAAGCTGCAATGACTGCAGATAAGGGCCGCTGCCACGTACATCAGGGCGAGCCTGCTCGCTAAGTTCAATCACAAACAACTTAGGGAGACGGGCCTTGGTTTTACCATCCAGCGCTGACAGTTGCGCCAGGCCATCCACGTCAACCCAAAGAGCATCTGCCGGATTCAGCCTGGCTTTGAGCAACGCAACAATATCCTGCATCAGATAAACCCTTTACTGCTTGGCCTGGCAAACACGCTGCCTGCACTTTGGATTTCGGGTATATCCTGAGAAACGGCTTGTGCGCCCTCACTGCTCACGCCAAGGGTAATACTGCCTTGAGCCACCTTTTCCAGAAAACGCACCGCATCATCATTGCGCTTGGCCACCGCGTCCGAAACGGAATCGTCATACAGCCCGTACCGGGCCATATCGCAACATAAGCGAGTAAGGGCGGGTAGCGGATAAGCCAAAGGCAAGGCATAACGCCCAGCCAAATAGCCGTCAATGATGGCACTGGCATCGTTGATCGCCGTATCCAGCGCCATCATAACCACACCGCCCGCTGTGCCATCGCGATCAGTAAGCGTAGTCAGTTCCTGCTCACCGAAACGCTCAATCATTTGCTCAGCCGTGGCGTAAGGCATTACTCAGCTCCTTCAACCTGCTGTTCACAGTCAGCATCTGCTGACACTTCGACCTTCACCGCCCCAATCGCGGCGACTAACTCGGTTTTTCTCATGCCCTTAAAACCATCGATGTCCATGTCTTCAGCGAGCTCCTTCAGCTCAGCCACCGTCATTTCATCCAATGTTTTAATAGTCCCGTCGTGCTCTTGCACTCCCGCTAACGTCCCCTCTCGGGTTTGATTCACGCCGCTACCCACTGTTGCTGATGCCAAGGTCCCTTGCGAAAGTGTTGATGTACCTGCCTGAGTATCACCGGCATCTGCAGCCACCACTTTGAGACGGGGATCGGCACTAAGTTGTGCCAACTGCGCTTCAGTGAAGGTGTCGGCTTCAAAGCGGTTTTCACCTTTAGCCAGCCCCACACCCGCACGGCGATAGCCGCTGTGGGCCAAACAGGTAACGATAACAGCCGTTGTAGGAAGTAATTTAGCCATTGCATGTATGCTCCGAGTTAAAGAAGGTGGGTAAGCCAATCGCTTAACGCTGACCCACCAAGGGAGAAATTAATTGGGTTCAGTCTTATCCTGGTAAAGCTATGCCAGGGTTACTCCAGCCAAGGCACCACCAACACTTCAACCGTCTTGTACAGCGGGTTGTCGCCGCCACCCGCTAAGGTGCGCGTCATGAACAAGACTTCAGCGGCAGACTCATTGCTTGGGCCAACCACCAACAGCTTAGGCATCACCGCCAATGGGCGACCTTCATCTGACTTAAGGCTCTTCATCGAGGTACGCGCCGCCTTAAAGTTGGCCTCATTGAGCACCGCCTTAGAGCCAAAGGCCAACTGCCACAGACCAAAGCCTGCATTCACCCGTGCATCGACGCCATAGCGGTACTCGTCGCGCATAAACACCGCTTCGTCATCGTCTTTGGTCATAGCCTTAATGGCGTAGTCGCGGCGACGCTGGAAGATCAGAGGCTTGATGGGACGGTTAACATCAAGCAGGAACCAAGGCGACTCGGCACCCGCCTGCATGTTGCTGACCGAGGTAATGCCACCATCATCACTACCGACAGGATGGTCGGTGTCGAAGAAGTTCTGGCCGTCATAACACTCTGTGGTAAAACCTGCTGCAAGCAAGGCATACACCAGCTCATCCGGGTGGGTCGCTGCCGCATAACCCATCTCTTCAAACAGTGGCGTAAACACGCCATAGGTGTCGTCATCGATGTCGTCACGAGGGATAGCCACGCTCGATTCAAACTTCTTGTTAACCACGCTGTAGGCATGCGCAGCCAGGCTTTTTAGCTGACGATCACCAAGCCATTCGCGCAGGCGTGGAAACTGGCCTAGCCAGGCATAGGTAGTACTGGCAGTGGTGGACGGCACCAGCGTCGCCACTTTTTGCCAAGTGGGCGTAGTATCCTTTAACCCCTTGTTAAACGCCGTTTTAATGGCGACGAACAGGGTCGATAAATTGGCCTTGTTAATGATCATTGCTGATTCCTTCTAATACGTTATTAAATCTGGTTCTCGCTAAGCTCAGGCTTTAGGCGATATCCACCCACACACCAACGGCTTCAACATCGACAATGGCACCAAGGGCGCTGCGGGTTCCACCACCGTCACTGTTGGCCACTGTTTCATCGTCCACCACATAAGCAGCGGCACCGATATCGGCGCGAGTGATGCTGCCGTCATTGACAAAGCGGTGGCAGCCATTACGGCTGACAATGATCTTTTCACCCGCGATACCTGCACTGTTATCCTCCTGTGTCTGGGCGACACCGCGAGGGGTTAAGCCAGTGGCCGTTGTGCCCGGTACCGCTTCACCCGCTGCGTTTAGCATCACAATCGCACCGGCATAAATCTTCACTGCCGCCGCCATTGGGTCACTGTGTAAATCGTTGGCACGTTGCGGCGTGCCTCTGTCTTTGGTTAACGCCATGGTTAGGCTCCTGTTGTAATGTTTAAGAGACTGCTCGCCATGGCGCGCAGCGTGATTAAAGGAGCAGGCCTAGGCTTTTGCTGCCTTGTACTCTTCAGCGGTAATGCCCATGTTTTTACACACTGCCAGTTCTTCGGCAGTCAGCTCATCCTGGTTGCCGTCAGGCTTGTCTTTACCCTGGGTCTGGGTAGTTTTGAGCGCCGCAATCGCCGGGCGAGCTTCCAGCATCGACTTGAGCGCGGCGACACCTTGTTGCTCGGCAAAATGGGTGAGGTATTCAGTTTCTGACTCAAACACCTTGTCGGCGTTATCTTTGAGTAACTGCGCGATAGAGTCTTTGTCGTTACCGGCTTTAAGCGCAGCATAAGCCTCTACCTGGGCGTCATAGGTGGCTTTAGGCACATACTGACTTAGGTCAACGCCTTTAGCCTTAAGCGCGGTAACAGACTCCTTGGCCTGATTAAGTTCGGTTTCCAGGGTGCCCGCACGGTCAGCCTTGGTTTTGAGTGCAGCGATGGCGGTTTCGGCCTTATCGGTCGCAGCCTTTAGCGCCGCTTCATTGGATAGGTCGCCAGGGTTATCAATACCCAGAAAGCCCAGTAAGAGCTTGAATGCTTCAGTCATTGGTTGGTTTCCTTCTGTGGAGTTGTAAGCGGAACGGGGTATATGGCACGCCTTGAGCGCGGCAATGGCTTTCATGCCATCAAGGGCGGGATCATTGGTTAGGGCCACATGCAATAAACGGGTGGGACGGCCGCTTTGGGTGTCATACGCAAATACGGCCGAAACATAGCGATATTCTTTGTTGGCAATGAACTTGGCTGCAGGTGCTGTCCAGTCGACATCGAGTGCAAATACCCCTTCACCAGGCACATATTCCAACTGCTTGAACCAGCCAGCGGCAGGCGCGGGCTTGCCGTTCTCATCGGCATTGAGGGTTTGGTGTTCGTAATCAAAGTGAAAGTCGTTTTCGCGGGCGGCAGCATTGGCTTGCAGCATGACAAAGGCCACCTCGTCCATTAGCCACTTACCGCTATCAACGTCAAAAGGGCGGCCATCCTTGGCCGAAAACAGGCCATCGGGCAGCAGCTGCACCCGACGAGCAATGTTTTGACTGGCATCGGCATCGATGGCGGCCAAGGTAAAGTTGAGCGCCGCCAGCGACTCGCCCTCAGCCACTAAGTGGCCGGTTTGAGCAGACAGCGCTGCGATTGATTCAAAAGCGGTATTGGTTTTCATGGCCCCATGATGCGGGGCCATTGGTTAGGAGGGGATAGGAAAGGTTTCGGGAATTAGCTAACTAAAAATTACCAATTCTTACTTTATTAATCACATTTGAATTAGACAGTCTAAAATCAATCTTGTCTGGCCTTTTACTGGCACTAAAATACACTCCACCAGCAAATTTTATGGCCCAAGATAAGCAATTATGCTTGTCGCCATAAACACCAAGCAAGCCTACATTTGCATGATTAGCTAAGTGAAGCATGCCAATCCATTCCATAACGTCATTTTCATTATTATATCCGTAGTTTCTAACAAGTTTCATCTCAGCCTCAAAAGCCAAGTTGGAAAAAAGCAAACTAAACTTTAACTTTGTACTATGGCCGTTTAGGTCGAACCAACAGTCATTATATGAAATGGCTTGCCAGAAACCTCTACTTGTTTTTCTGGTGAAACCATTTTCTTGGTTAAAATACTTAACCTCAATTCCAAAAGGTTCTGCACAAAAACCTTTGTCTATTAAATGTTTTTTAGGGAAGGCAATAAAATCAATTCTTACGTTAACATTTTCAAATTGATGATAACCACAAACCTCTGGGAAAAGGTCAAAATCTTCCGAAAGGTACTTAACAAGCCATCGCTTTAGTTCATCTTCACAAGTAAATCGGTCTGTTGATTTAACATTTTCTAGGTATTGTTTCTTCCTAATAGAGACTATTGCATTAGTTAGATACCTAGCCGCTACCTCTTCTCCCAAACTGTCAATCAACTCTTCTTTTATTGCATCCAGTGACTTCTCAAGCTTTTTTCTGGTCGCTTGGTATTCATCTATAAAATTAACGTCGGAGCTCAGAGCATGGTAATAATTTTCTTTCTTAACTGACAATAGCCGCTCCAAGTCCCACATTTCTTTATGAATAGCAGCTACCTCCTTCGCCTTTAATGAATTTCGATTACGCACCATTTCCGCAAGCTTGGGGTCAAACTCTTTCAATTCAACTCCGTTCAATAGCTTTAAGGCATCGTTAGATTTTAAAGAGCCACCTCTCTGCTCACCACACAAAGTACATTGATAAACGTAGTGCCTGCCTCCACCAAAATAACGTAATCTAATTTCTTTATAGTCTTCACAAGGGCATGGTCGATATTCATAAGAATCGATTAACTCACTTAACTCATGGTAGCGCTGTATGACTTCATCTCGATTCATATGACTTCTCGCTTAGTTATCGATATTCTAGTAGAACTATCGAGCATAACCCAGTTTAAAAGCCGTTTAAATGCCTCTTAGCGCGTTTAACACAAACTGCACCACACAACGAGATAGCCCGGCGGCTTAAGGCGCTTAAATCGCGTTTGAGAGCTCGCCATTCTCAGGTGCGGTTAAGGTAGCCCCTTGGCCAGATAATTAGCCACAATAGCTTCTACCTCATTCTTTTCAAATGGGGCCATGCCCAAAAACTCACGGGCGGGGATTTCAACACCGGGGATCATACTGCTGGGGCTGGTGATACCGCCAAGCTGGTGCATGGCGGCATACTCCTCGTTACTGCCAAGGCTGAGCATATCTGCGCTGATTTGATAGTGCAGGGTATCTGCCAGCGTGCCGGACTCCGTCAAAATACGATCTAACCGCGCCCCTTTAGCAGCTTTCAGCTCCAAGGTGGTGCTGCTGAGTTCTGCCCAGGGGGAGCCATCCGGCGCTTGCATCTCCACAAAACGTTGCTGAGTACTGGGCAGCAGGTACTCACCAATATCCCCCAGCACGGGGGCCAGGTTGGAACCTTGCTTCAGCAGGCTGTTAAGCGCATTGGTGAGGCTCTTCTCTCCGCGATATTCAACTTTAATGTAACTGCCTGCCATCTTGCCTCGCTTACTGCTTATCTGAGTTGAAGGTGACTTAATTGAATAAGCCTGGGGTTAACCATATACTGAATACAGGTGGATTAATTCGGTTGCGGTGTGGCGTGAGAATTAATTGCCAGTGTAGCTATAACCACACGTATAGCAGGCACTCCTGCAAGTTATTCATCCTTCCCAGTTATATCTGCCGAATACAACAATCGTCCGCGTCGCTGTTTATTGAGATAACCACCAGGTGTCAGCGGGATGAATGTCCACGCTTCTATACGCCCTTTAACCACCTGCGCCACCAACAACAGGCTCTTATTCTTGCCAACGTTGACGACCTTGATATATCTCAGGCGCAGTGCCACTTTACCTGTGCCCAGGTGTTTTTCAAATGCGGCCCACACCTCCTGCGGCGCGGCGATCACATCAGCAAGCAGTGGTATAAAGCGTGAGCGATGCAGATCCTTACTCAGGTGTTCAACCAAGGCTGCACTATTGATATAAACCGACAGGCTGTCTGTTGGCCCTGGGACAATTTTTTCTTTGCCAAAAGCTTTATTCACAGTATCACTGAGCTGCTCAATCGTTTGCGCACTCGGTGCCAAGGCCACATTAGTGTTAATAACAGGAAGCAACTGGGGCAAGTTAAACGATTGCCAGGTGTCAGATGTTAGACTTTGCCAAGCATCGCCTTTTTGTGCCTGCCATGCCTGCATCTGCTGGGTGGTTAAACGTTTGCCCAGGCTGGCCTCACCAACGTTGTAATCAAACCCCGGGTCAATTCCTTTAGGCACCTGGTGTACTTCACCTGTGGTTTTGTCGAGCCACTCTCTAATGCCATCCTCTGGTGCAGTGGTCACCGTCAGACCACGCCGCTCTAACTCATATTGACTGACACCATAAACCCGGCACTTGCACCCCCAGCCGTTTTGAGGGAAATGAGTCGACCACCAGGGATGATCTTTCGGCAAAATAGTGTCGTGCCATTTAAGATGCAGCTCTCGCGGGTAACGGCTGTCGCCGTGCGCATAGCGCCAATAAGCATACTGTTGCAACTGCTCGTAGCGACCCGCATTGTAGCTTTGGCGCATGTTGGTATCGAATATCACCTTCGCCCGCCAGCTACTGCTGCCTGTATGCGCCCAGCCATGTTTCGCCACTATCTTTTTAAACTCAGACTGAAACCAGGTGAGTGATTTACCATCAGAAATAGCAGCATCGACCGCACTGCGCAAATCGACCAGCAGATCATGTTTCATTGCCCCGGCCACCACAAACGCCTTGGCATGGCTTCCCTGCCAGATATCGTTCCAGCGCTCTGTAGGCAGGTTTAGCTTGCCTTTGAAAAAGGCAATCTGTTCTTTAAAGGGTAATGCGCCGTAATTTACAGCAGACAGGGCGGTTACTGGCATGGCTAGCGGCCTCCGCTGACATCATAACGTCCAGCCAGTTCGGCAGAGACCATCGCCAACTGCAGCACCTCAGTGGCTTCATCAATATTCAGGTCAAGCGCCGCCAGCTTGGCCTGTAGTTCCTCCAAAGATTGCGCGCTATTGACCAACCCTTGCACTTCATTGCTAAAGCCCTGTAACGCCGGGATCATCTCATCCCCCAACAGAGCAATCATCTCGTCCAGTTGCTGGTCGTCATTGACGATATTTGGTCGCTCTGCTTGTTGTTTCAGCGCCACAATACGTTTAATGGTCTGCTGTTTGAGTTTTGCCTGGCCGTTCTCCTCCACTGACACTTTGCCTATCGACAACATAGGCTCATCCTTCTTCGCAATGGGGATCTGCAGTTTGTCCTGTGCCCAGGATTGCGGAATGGCAAAGCCTATCTCTACCAGCTTAGGCAGTGCATCGGCATAGGCTTTAAGATCTTCTGCTTCCACCAGGTTAAACTCAAGCCTTGGAGCCCGACTGCTATGACGGTAACTCTTACAGTTGAGCATGTAGAGAGGCAGTACCAAATCACGGGTAAGCGTATTGGCGATTTGTTTGAGATCTGAGTCGCGCAGCTCTTGGCGTACCTCGTTATGTACATTGCCCAGAGCGTTGGTTGAACTTTTGCCATCAGCCTGGCTGGTGAGCGTCCCACCCAAAATAGTCTTGGAGATGGTTTTCTCCATTAACGATACCATGTACTCAAAAGGATCTTTGCCGCCCTTTGCTGCCTCGGTAAAGTCGATCTCCATTCCTTTGGGAATGATGCCGCCCGCATTATGGCCAATGCTCATTACCGCCTGCAACAAAGTCGCCTTTTCACTTTTACCGGCGCCCGAAGGATATTTACCCAAGCGCAGCGGCAAGCCGTAAATTTCCAAAAACTCAGCCAGATCCCTCACGCTGTAGTTTTTAAACAGAAACGGCCAGGCCAGCACTCTGGCCAATCCATTACGGCTCAAATACCCTGACTTGGTTTTATGGATATGACTCACCCAACCAAAGGGCTGTAATGCCTCGCCGTGCAAACTGTTATCCCTCAGCCGCAGCTCGTTTCGGCTCAGGCCGCTCTCGTGACCAGGCAACATAAACCAGCTTGGATCTTTAAAATGAAACGCCTCTGGCAACCATAATGCCCCCTGACGCTGCCAAACGATTTCACTGTTTGAAAATCCTTTTAAGATGGCGTCTGACATATCGAAGATGAGATCCTCTAAAGTCGACAGGTCATCGAGCAGTTCATGCAGTAACTCACAGTCAGCCTGTTCAGCGGCCGTAGCGTTACGGGGAGGTACGATTTGCCAATCTACCCCAAGTAGCGCCCGGCGGCGTTTTTGCAGCTCGGAGAAAATATGGCCATCCTTTTCTTCCATATCTTCGGCCAGTTCACACTGAGCAATTATATCTCCCTGCTCCGCACGCAGCAGCACGCCCGCCAATTTGGCAGGGGTTAGCCCTCGGCTTGGATGGCTGGCGTAGTGAGATTGCAGGTGCGCCAGTCTGGCCGTGTCGGTCTGGGTCTGTGACAGCTGCTTGTCGCTCACTTTGTAACGAGTTCCATTCTTATCAATATGAGTGTCAGTATGCGTTGTATCTGCCATTACCAGGCTCCTTGTTCATAACTGCCTGCATAGAGGTCATCGTCGAATTCGTCATCTTCACGGCTGGCCCTACTGGGCAACGGAGTGTATTCGATCACGCTTCCCTCCATCCAACTGGCCCTGATGGCCATGGCCAAGCCTACGGCAAAGTCTCCGTGGCGCTGCTGACCTGTTACCGCGCTTTTATCTGAGCCTTTATCAATTTTTGGGGTACCATTCACCACCTTGATTTTGCCCATATCGTCGAGCACATCCTGATGGCGCGGGATAGTCAGATTGAGATCTTCAAACTCTGCTTTGAGCTTGGGCATCCACTCTCGATACCAGGCTTCCGACAACATCACTTGGTCAACCATATCTGTGCCATAGCGAAACATGGCCGCCTCGGCCAAATAGCCGCCGTTGCCGGTAGCGTCAAACGCCAACCCCTGCAGACGTGGTAGGCGATCGCAAAGATAGAACAGCAGTTTCTTCTGAGTGTCATAGGGCAGTTTGGCCAGCTCCATCACAAATGGAGTGCGCTTACTTAAGTCAGGCTTTATCTCCAGCGGTACAAATACGGATAAGTCACCACGGCGAGCAAAGTCTTCGCCAAAGGCGTGATTCCATAATGGATTGAGTTTGTCTATATGGGAGGTAAGTTGCTCGCACCACTCTTGGACCTGAATATGTCTGTGGGCATCAGACCAGGTCTCAAAATCTTTCGGTGCGGTGAAGCGCAGGATAGGGATTGAGCCATCTTTCACCATGGCCTCTTCGATCAATACCCGTTTAATGTAGGTTCCACCACCTTGCTTAGGCACGCAGCCATATTCTTCCAGGGCATCCTCTTCGGTTGCTGTGCCTTTGAGTAGGCCAGCCTTCCACTCATCCTCTGCTTGCTGGCTCCACTCTATGCCGCGCACCTGGCAGATACGCTGATATAAACCCTCGGCACAGGCATCATCTAAGGTGATGCGATGGATCGAGTAGTCCTTTTTGCCCGCTCGGGAATCATTAATCAGCTCGTTGAATAGGTTGTCGATGCCGTTATGGGTGGAGATGAGGCGCACCTTTGCGCCCCACATTGTCAGCGCCAATGCCGCCTTAAGTACTTCGGCTAAGCGGTCATGGAACGCCGCTTCATCAATGGTCACATTACCCTGCATACCACGCAGGTTGGATGGGTTTGATGACAGCGCCTGGATCTTAAAGCCAGAAGCAAAGTAAATGGCGAAGGTGAGGATCTCTTTGCCGTCTTGGCCATCATCGATAAACACCTCTTCCTGGATATCACCTGCTGCCTTGTCGAAGACCTTGGCCCACATGGCTGCGGCATCGATAAACTCGCGTGCCATCTCCTTGTTGCTGCCCACATAGAAGTGGTTGGTACCTCCCTGACCACGGGCGGTACTAGCAGTTAACGAAGCATCTGCAGCTTCGGCCCAGGTTAAGCCAGTACGGCGTGACTTTTCGGCGATCTTTAGCGGTGACTCATCGGCTATCCAGCGCTTCTGGTACCCCAGCAGCACCTCTTTAGGATCAAACTGGCGTAGGCAACTGGCCTGGTATTCAGGATCAAAACCGCTACCTGAACCCTGGGCAAGCGCAACGCCAAGTACTGCCGATTGAACCGTGGCCTTAATAGACATCAAGCTATCCCCAATATTTCATTCTTAAGCTGAGCCACGGTTGCTTTGGTTAAGCCAGCAGACTTTGCCACCTTCTCTGCAGCAGTGGCCGCCTCTTCGGCAAACAGCTTGCGGATCTCTTTCTCACGTTTGTGGCTGGCCATGGCGGCTGACTCCAAGCGCTGCACCGCCAGCATGGCATCTTTAATCATGCCGACGTCTGCTGCTTCGCCGGTTTCCGATTCGTTTAACAGGGCTTTAAACAGCTGTGAACGGGCCATTTCAAGAATGAGTTTGGTGACTTCGCCCGTGGGTTTGTCACCAAGTTCAGCTGTCCACACCTTGGTTATTTCGCGCATTTCACGCAGAGACTTACCCACTGACTCCATTTTGCTGGCATAACGGTTTAGCCCCGCGCGGCTCAGTTGCGTGTCTTCCGGCAAACCTGCCGCTTTAATCAGGTTGTTGATTTCATCAAGCAGCTCCAGTTGTGTAATGGAGCCATCGCGCAAGCCGGCATCAAGGCGCTTGCGGATATTGGCTGGCAGCAAGTCCACTTTGGAGCGGCGGCCTCGGGTGTCATTTGCCATTGTCGCCCCCCGATTTCGGTTTAAACGCTACTGAAAGTTCTTCGTATGCCTGTTGAATGGCCTTTTTAAATGCGCGCTCTGCTTGACCAACTTCCGGCATTGTTTTGAAAAAGTGACGACGAAATTCACCGTCTGAGAACTTTTTACCCTCTTTCTCAACAGCAGGCTTTAACACTTCGGCCTCAAGATTGGCTACCGCCATAGACAGAGCCAAGTGATGGAGTAACCTCTTTTGCGAGGCGTTCAATGGTTTCAGTGCCATATCAGTCTCCTGCCCGAGGGCGTTTGATGCCTGGCACTGTCGCGCGACCTCTGGCCACGTCTTCACCACGCGCGGTGAGCGTGGCAGTCATGGTTTTACCAATATTGTTGATAGTGACCAGCCCTTGCTCATGGAGCCAGCTCAGTTGTGTACGAAGCGCATCACGACTGATATCAAGGCCATAAGCATCGAGGCCATCCTGGATAACTGACTCATTCAGGTCAAAGCCAGGTACTTCGGCCAGCAGGCGCAGGATCACCAAACGTTGGTGCCCTGACATAATTTCCGATAACGCCATTTATCCTCCTCTGCGTTCCTGGCTGATTTCGTTTTCAATCAACATATCCACGTTGGTACGGATATGATTGATACCTTGCTCCATGGCACCAAAGCGCGCGCCAAGCCCGATAAGGGTTTTATCCAGTTGATGCAGCTCTTCACGAGTAGGCATGGCCTCCATGTGCTGTTCCACTTTGGTTAGTCGCTTTTCGTGGGCATTAACCCGTTGCACCAGCTTCTGGTGGTCGGTCATGGGCACAAACTTGCGATATAGCCACGCCAGCACCAATGTAACAATCAGCGAGCCGACAGCTGCCACGATGGGCCATACTTTAAACAGCACATCAAGCACGATGGCCTCCTGTCATCATTTGATAGCGTTTCTCCTGATCTTGCTGACAACTGATACAGCGCACAGCATAGGGCGCCACGGATAAGCGCTCCGGCTCTACCGGTTCCAAGCAGTCCAGGCAAATTCCCGTCCCCATAGATGCCGAGCGAGTGGCATTGACCACGTTGGCAATCGCGTTTTCTCTGTCCTGATTTTCTTTGTCACTGGCGTGGTCAAATACGTCCATCATTCATCCTTTTGTAACGCTTGTTGTTTCTGTTGATGCCATGCCTTAACTGCGGCGTTATCCAGGTTGCAGCGGCCAAGGTCGCCATATAGTGAGATCACCAGTTGCAGTACCTGTGGGTTACTCATACAGCTTGCTGGCGTGGGCTGTTGATGCAGGCACTTTGCCACCGCTGGCGGTAGTGCTGTTATCTGACACCACGGCAGCAACGCTTCCGGCATCAGTACATAATGGGTCTTGGTTACCGGCACATAACGCACTGGTAGCGGCGCGCTGGAGCAACTGCACAGCATCGACAGGCACATAATCAGTGCGCCAATTTTGAGTGTGTTCATCTGTGGCCTCCGCCAACTGCTGATCAAGTTGAGTGTGCAATGCAGAAAGTGCTGCGGTCAGCGTCAGCTTTTCCTGGTTGGTTTTCTTCAATTGGGTTACCAGACGATTGTTATCCTGCAGCAACAATGTGTTTTCTCTGGTCAAATCGATAATGGCAGCCTTATTCCTGACTGCATCGGTGCTGGCCACTTGGAAGGCGGCATCGGCAGAGGTCAGTGCCTGCTGGGCCTGCTCGTATCGGTAATTGAGCACCAATAGCGTTAACAGCAGGTACAAGATGATGACGCCCGCCAAGCCGCCACCAATAAGCAATGCATAGCGCTTTACTGTATCCATGGTGATGCTCTTCTATCTGTTGCAGGTGGAAACACTGAGGCAGGTAATTCACTGATACACATGGCATGTTCTTCATTGCGGCGTGTGACCAGCCCCGGCCATTTGATGTCATAGCTATACACCCAACCATGACAGCCGTACCGGCCACAGGCCTTAATGAGTTCATCACAGGCACCCAATGCGTCACCTGCCAGTAGTTTTTTACGCAGGGTGGAGCCAGCAAAAGCGCTTTGACCGACATTGAAAATGAAAGAGAGATAGGCGGCATGCTCACCATTAGTGAGTTTGACTGGATTGGTTAAACGCAGCAGCGCATCGTCAGCGGCTTTTATATCCCGGGCGAAAAGCTGATCACATTCGGCCCGGGTGTAAACCTTATCCTGAATAATGTCGCTGCCGGTGTGGCCTCGGCAGACGGTCAGTTTCTGCGCCACGTCATAATAAGCTGTGGCACTGTAGCCCTCAGTATCAGCCACATAAACTGCGCCCGTAACAGCGCCTACGCTGAGGCCAATACCTGCCAACCAGTTGCGTAATGAGTTAGCCATTCACAAACTCCGTCACTGCATCATTGAGCTTTTTCGTGGTGGCGGCTCTTTGCTCAGCTATGGCTCGAAAAATATGGTGTTGAGTAACAGCATTCCAGCCTTTATTGAAATAGCTCTGTCGTGTGGCGTGGTGACTATAAAGCGGTGGCTCTGATGGGACGTTACCCGAAAGTTCTGCGTTCAACCGTTTTTTAAATCCTGTTTTCGCACAATCGCGGTAAACCGGATTTTGAATACGGCGTTCCTGGGCATGATAAAATGGGGCAGAATTGACTGCGCTACCAATACGGTTATGTGAAACAAAAGCCATATATGAAACCGGGACAATGAACATGCAGTCATTGTCCCGGTTTGTTAGAAATGGCCGGATTGGAAAGGTTTCGGGATTGGATTAGTTATAGCAAGGTTGCCCGCCAAATTTTACAACTGGAGATAAATCACCGTTGAGGCGGTTCATCTCTGTGACAATTTCCCATATTTGGCAAGAATGTACAGCAGTGTCGGCCATACCATTTCCGTGAATTCTAAACATATACAATTGCATTGGTTCGCCAAGTTTTGTCTTAATTTCTTCCCAATCTAAAACAGTTGCAACTTGCGTTATCCATCGACAAGCATAAATCCCACTGCTTTTGTCACAAGAAATATCTGTCCAGGCTTGGCTTGCGTTGAGCTTATTTCCCTGTTTATCTTCAGCGTAACTAGGGTAAAAGCTTGTGTTTAATGTCAAGTATGTCATCGCCACCACGGATAACTCATCACTGTTTGGTGACTTTATAATTGATAAGAAGGAAGGGTTGTCATCAATCAAATTAGCTCGTAGCCCAACCTGTGTACTTGAAATAATGTAATTACCATTAAACGTGTCTTGTTTGACCTCGACTTTCGAATGAACCTGATATCCTGCGTAGTAATTAACCATATTGCTGCAACCTGCAACTAACATGCACAATATAAAGACTATACCTGTCCATACCTTCATTTTTTCTATCCCTAAAATGCGTTGTTCAATGACTCGTACAGCTTAAAGATTACCGTTAAACCGGGCAACAAAAACCGCGAGCAAGTCGCGGTTATCAATCGGCAAGGCAGACTTATTTTTCAAAATAACCGTCTCTGCTTCCTCGCCAAAAAGGCCGCTCGTTGCTCGGCGATGATCTGACTCACACGCCGTTCAGTAAGGCCATAGTCGCGTGACAACTGTTCAAGATTATTACCTTTGAACTCGCGCCAAATACGGATATCACGGAGTGCATCTTTAAGACGATCCCCGTTGGGAATATAAATATCCCTGCCACCCAGGTAGGTGCTTAAGGTAGTGGCCAGAGCCTCGCTGATCTGCACGCTGTTGCTGATGGCATGCCCCTCCAAGGTGACGCGCATTAACTCGCACAGGCTCTGCAAGGTTGATGGCCAACGTTGCATAAAGTCTAACCTTTCGTCGGCATTCAAACTGGATAAAGTCAGCAAAGCTTGCTCCAGTTCCGTGCTTTCTGCTGCGATTAGCTCTAATTGGTTATCATCGGTATCGAGTGGCATACTCAGTCTCCCTTGTCGCGTTGGCCATTATCAGGTTTACGATATTTCGCTAAAAACTCCATGTGCTGACGATTGAGTTCTGCAGCTGATACTGGCCGCTCAAAACTTTTAATCTCGATGGCAGGTTTGCTATGTTGTCGCGTCACCGGTTGTACGGTTTGCACACTGCCTTCGGTTAACCCTTCCAATACTTTTTTGAGGTAGTTGTGGTTAGTAACCGGCCGCACACTTCCTCCTGTTCTGCTGACACGCAGCTTGTGTACTGTTTCCTCAAGGGCGGCGCGTAACCAGTCGCGATGACCACTCACTGCCAAGGTTTCATTGAGCAATTTCAATGCACGATTCCAACTAAGGTCAGATTTTTCCGGACGAAACAACCCAATATACGCCACCAGAACCCGAGCCAGCCCCCCATCCATGGGGGCCAGAATAGCCATAACCTCGCGGGCAGCATCATCTTGTATCAACGCATCCAAATGAATGTTGCTGTGGCAGATGGGACAACGACATAACTTCATTCACAGGCTCCCACAGGGTCTTTGACAACACAGTACCCTTCGTAAGCTGCGACGATGTGCTCATAGCTTGCTGGATTGCCATGATGGTTAACGGGTAACTGTTGACCTCGGGCAACTATGCGCTCAATAAGCTCGCGTCGATGCCAACGTTTCAAGCTTTCCAGCACTTTGTAGGCGCTCCCATTGTCAAGCCAGCGCACTGAATCAACGCCATCACCTGCTGAGCGTTTAGTCATCCGGCGCACGTAAGCATCCAGTGCCGACTCACTGGGATCCGTAACAACCAGGTGGTGGCCCATGGTGATCCACACCGCGACTATCTTGTCGATAACAGGGTGTTTGACTTGGCCACTAGGCTGGCTTAAACGGCGTTTAACGCCTTGTTTATTGGTCTTTGACGTTGGTTTGAACCCCTTGGATTTTAGCAAGTGACTAATCTGCTCCAGCTCGCCCAGGGTCATCAGCCGCAGCGAGTCTTTGTGCACCGCGTCTTTGAACATGGCACGATAAGTTTGCTCATCCAACTGCAGGGCATTTTTGCCTACGTTGATTAATTTAATCAGTTGCTTTTTACGGGCGGACACTTCTGGTGTCATGATTGTTCATCCTCATCTTCTTCTGTACTAACCAACAAGCTCCTGCGCTTGGCTTTAGGCAGTTTCGATTCTCGCCAGTTGGGCAAATAATCATCCAACCACTTTTCTGCATACTGACGACGTAGGGCAGGATCGCGACTGCTGATAGCGAGATGGCACATCACATAAGCCAGCAGTTTTTTTCCGTGTTGGGTCATGGTTTATTCCTATTAGCTGCTCATCAGTGCCAGGCCACTACACCAGGCAGACCAACCGGCACGAATGCCGGTGGTTTCGCTTAATTGTTCATGAAAATAAATGGGTCAATCAGGTCATGAGTTTTCACATCCCTTTCTATCTCAGTAGCCCGCACATCATCGACGCCGTTCTTTGTCAGATACGTCAACAACTCATGGTTTTCTGCCCCCATTACAATGGCTGCTCCAGCTGTTAAGGATTGCTCATACATGCACTGGCCAACCCACACCATGACCAATCCAGCTTCTTCACAGGTCAGTTCCATCACGCAGCCCTCTTTGCCTGTTTGTTTTTGTTGGCTAATTCAATGCGCCGACCAAAAGTGCGGCAAAAGTTCTCCCGATGTTTTGCCCAGGCTTGGTTTTCAAATGTGTTAGCGTTCTGGCGGGCCAGATCCCAAAACTCAGCCGCGCTTTTGTAGCTGCCATGACGCTCCAGCTCTGCCGCTTTAACAGCAGGGTCCAGATAGCGGTGATTCTCGTTAAATGCATTGGTCTTAAACATGGGCTAATTCCTCTTTAATCGATGTTGAAATGCGGGTCATAACTTGGCGATATCGAGCGATATCTGCTTGTAGGCACCGTCATCCTGCCGCTTGTATACCCGCAAGTAGGGAGTGGTACCCGCCACTTTGATGGAATCGGCAATGGCATCCATTGCCTCGCGCCAGTCGTTGTCTGTAATGTTCAACGCCCGCAGGCTGAGAACTTGGTTGACATCGATATGGCCTTGTTTATTGACCCGGAAAGCGAGATCAACCAGCGCCTTTATTTCGTCGCTGGATCCCTCTGACCAACGCATGATGCAAGCATCAATTTTTGATTTGGCTGCCTGTATCCGTTCATCAAAAATACGATGCTCGCCAATACTCAATTGCACCTTGGTACTCCCGTCGTACGACATCAGGGTAACGTTGCCTTTGGCACCGCCATATCTTACGCCGTACTCGGCGGCGCTGAGATCTACAAAGTCGGCAACCTGTGCCATGGCATCCGATTTGTAGCCAGCCAGGGTTAGTTGCAGTGTCTGCGCACGCTTGGCGATACTCAGAACCAGTTCGTCGCGGATCTTGTCAATCTCGGCCACCTGGCTCTCCGGTACCATGTGGCCCATTGTGTTCTGCCGATATCCGGCAGGGATCGTAATGGTTTGATTCATATTCAGGTCATCCCTCAATTAATGTGTTTTTCTTGATGCTTCATACTGGGCCAGCGCTTCAGACAGGGACTGCCCTTGTACAACCTCGGTATTAACCACCTGACGTCCACCCGCGCGCTCTACGATGGTTTTAGTGATTTCAGGTAAAATTGACTTCATGCTCTTGGCCAGCGTTGCAATAACGGCATCTGACAAACTGCGCTTATCTTCTGCGGCAATTTCCGTTTTCATGCCAACTTCAAACACACCGACATTGCCTGCATCTGCGTCGTTAATTTCTATAATGAGTTTTGCCATGGGTTCTACTCCTCGTTCCAGCGCACAGTGACGCCATGAAATTGCACCGCACTACTGCGGCGGCGGATACCTTTAACGTTTTCGATAATGTCTACCGCCATCGCTTCAAACTCTTTGGTTGGGCGGTCAATGTGGATCACTTTGCATTTACGACTCAGTACCTTCATGCCACGCAGGCGTAGGGCGGTAACGATGTCAAAAACAGGCCGTTGGTGTTTCATTGCACATCTCCTTCCAGTTCACGAAACGCTTGTTTAATCAGAGCTTCATCAATGGCCTTGCCCACGCCGTTTGCCATGGTGGCAGCAAGGCGCAGCACTTGGTTGAGGTTACGGAGTGCCCCAGGGCGCTCTGCAATTTTTTGCAGTAAGTTACGAGCGGGTTGGTCACTGATCTGCCATGCATTGGCAATGGCATTCACGTCATTTTGCTTGGCTTTATGAATGCCAACCTTTTTACTTACGCGGCTAAATAAGCGAGCAAAATCTTCGTTTCTCCGTCCACCTGTCAGTTGGCTATAGACACGGTTGTTACCGACTAACACCATGCCAATGCCGGTTTGTTCCTGCAGGATCCGCAGAGCCTCCAATGAGGGATAATCAAGGTGGTCAGCCTCATCGACTATCAGCAGCCCACCTGTGCCGGTGAGGCGGCGTTTAATGGCGCGAGACAGTGAACCTTTGCGTTTGGGGGCATCATCCATACCGAGTTCTAATGCAATCTCATACAGGCATTCACCAATACCGCTGACGGCGGGTGATGCGGTGATCATCCAGCAGTTATTATTGCTGTTGATATACTGGCGACAGGTGGTGGACTTACCCACGCCGCTGGCACCAAACACCACGCTGATAAGCTCTGCTGCATGGGCATAGTTCAGCGCATTTAAGATTTGCTTGGCAGTTTGAGTTTCCACAAACCCAGGTGCCACAATCTGGCTGTTGCGAGTCTTACGCATATTGAGCCACTGGCTAAGTTTTTCAGTAACGGCATCAACATCACCGCCGTAATTTCCCTTCAAATACTGACTAATGACAGCACCAGAATTACCAATCTCTTTAGCCAGTTGGCTTTGGGTAATACAGCCTTCTTCCAGCAGGGGCTTAAGCATTTGGATCACTTGTTGTTGAGTGGCTTGTTGTTCAATGGCAACGACATTGTTCATAGGTTTCCTTCCTTAAAGTTCACGGGCTTTTTTAGCCGCCATGAGTTGGGCAACTCCGGCAGCAAATGCGGTTTCACTATCAAATTGCTCTTCGGTGTCGGTGTCTAAGGTCACTTTGCGCACAGTATTACCTTGGCGCAGGTGGACCAGTTCACTGGCGGCAGGGGCGGGGATGGTTGGAGTATCAGGCTCGGTTCGGCGCATAAGTTCAGCGGCCTCAATGGCATCCATTTGCTGATTGGCTTTAGCTGCCAACTTGTTGGCCTTAACAAACTGCGTACGATGGCGTTTGTGTTTGCGGGCAGCATCTGTGTCGCCAAAGGCCGTCTTCTCAATACAGGCTGCTTCGGCTATCAACAGACCATTTAGCGTGTAACAAACCACGGAAGATTGCAGGTTGTCCGGGTCAAAGCGCACCACCACTTTTTTCCCAATGTGCTGGAATAAGGCTTCGTGGTGATAACGGTTCTTGCGGCCAGCGATACAGCCGCCAGCATCAAGCGTGACAGTGGCATGGCGACCAACGCGTACTGCTTCTGCACTCAACATCAACATGCGAATCTGTTCTGCGTTGGGTTTGCGCACTACCGCATTGGCGTAACTGTTGTTAAAGGCATCATCAAAGCTCAACACGCCCCGGCACACTTCGGTTTGACGATTAGGCCGCTGGTTGTATTGCCGTATGCCATCAGCCAATACCTGCATAAACTGTTCAACGGGAATAGCTTTGCTGCCGTAGTTGTCGGGTTTAGCCGTGGTATTGGGGCCGGTATAAGCCCCTACAAATGCGGTATTGCGGTCTACGAATTCATCTAGACCACCCACGCCAAAGGCACGTTCAATCGGTTTTGCTTGGCCGTGACCTTTACCGAAGTAAACAGATGACCAGTGCAGTTGGATACCCATCATCGGGATCAGACCTAGCGGGTCGTCTTTGTTTACTTTAAAGCGGTAGCGATTAGGTACACCGCCAGTCAACCATTTGTTAGCCGCTGCGCGAGTATTATCAATAGTGATGTCGCGAGGAATGCCATAGGTCTTAATTACATCCATTAAACTAAGGCGAATGGTATCTGTGTTCTCACTAATACCGGTTCGGTACCCCAGAATCTTTCGACTGCGAATATCTTGCCAAAACCATGTTTTTGGCCGCACGATGTCGCCGTTGTACCAGCGCACAAACACGTTGTGTAGGTATCCGTCACCATTAATCCACTCCATGGCCGCCACATCTTCAACAGTGCGTTCTTGCGGCGGGTAAAGCTGCATTAAGGCATGTTCACCTTGGCGCAGCAGTACCTGTTGTTCGTGTGGTACTTCCGCATTTAAGCGACGTTCAAGGCTTTTGACAGACGGAACCACCCACCCCTTTTCTTTGGCTGCGTCTTTAAGGCGGTAATAACAACCTTTAAACGAGGGTTGTTCCAGGCGTAAATAGTCGGCCTTAAAGCATTCCCATGCCTCATCATCAATCGCGGCTCGACGGCTTTCAGCAGAGTTCTGTGCGCCAATTTGGTGTTTAGTGAGCAACTGTGGCAAATAGTCTGCTGGGTCATAACCATCCACTTTGAGCACATCACGAATAAGGGTGGCTTTGGCTACCGAGAACTCTCGGCAAATGTGCGCGTAGGCATCCATCTTGCCGCAGCCAGTGGCCACTAATGCGTGAAAAGCTCGCACGTATTCCACTTTGCGCTTGGCTTTTTCTTGCGCCTTACTGCCAGCGCGTTCCCACAGGGCCCATAGTGCATCACGGTCATAACGTGGTTTTGCTGGTGTCGGCAGGGCAAGCAACTTGCCATCAAACTCAAGTTTGCCTTGGCGAGCGAGTAAGGCTGCACGGGCTGCTGCAGGAAGACTGTTGACGTGGTATTCGCGACCACCACCACGGCCTTTACGTTTGCGGGAAACCCAGTGCTCTTTACTTGCGCGAATTGCGACACCTTGGGGGGATTTTGGGCAGTCAGGTAAACCAGCGATCTCGGATGATGGTAAATATTGTTGGATGTTACTCATTGTCTCCCCCAAATAGTTCGAGTTCAGGGGCTAAGGACTTATTAACGTTCTCGCGGTGCCAAGCAATGCCGCTCATTAACTGTGTTAAAGCGCCAAGTGTGTCATCGGCTTCAGCTTGACCATTGTAGAACTTGATCAATAAGCCCATAGCATCACTAAAACTACCCTGCAATGCATTAATGTCACTCGCATCAGCGCGTTTACCGGCGGGGATATCAATCACCAGTTGCCCACCCGAAGCGGTCAGATAACGAGTTATTAACGTGATGCCACAGGCATGCTCAAATGGACGAATAAGTACTGCCGGTATACGGCCGTTTTCCAGCCACTTGTATAGCGTCCATTTATTGGGTAATCCCATCAGGTCGGCCACCCGATCAACCGACAAGTTTTTCCGCTCGCGGGCGTGCTCTAAGCACAGCTCCATGGCATGGCGCAGACTGTTGGCAGTGACTTTTTTCCAGTTTCTTTTTGCCATTGGATCAACTCCTGATCTCTGGTTTCCAAATAAATCCAGATCGTGGATCTAGGCTTTTAGCTGTCGGCTTCATACACTGAGCAACATCAACAACTGACACGGAACGCGTCATGAGCAAACCAATGAAAGTCCCTAATGAACTCATACAAATGGATGCCGAAACGTTGCACAGCGATGTAACCAATTTCATCTTCGTTTCCACTCATGCTTTGCATGCTGAGCTGCAACAAATACGCACTCTTTTACCAGCCGTTTTAGTGCCTGAAGTTCGTCCCGACACGTCAAAATCCAGCGTACTGGCGCTAGCCGAATGTGTTGGTAGCGCGTTGCCTTTTGCTGTAACGCCCACTGACGATGAGCTGCGATATGCGCTCTCGCTTCTTCCACAGAAGCAAATCGCACTCTTTCACGCTCGGCTTCGTAAGCTTGAGCATCAATGGATTGGGCTGGTTGAAGATGAGCACTGTCAGTTGTTTGCAGTGTCACCGGTATGGAATGTGCGCTGGAGCATGCTGATGTCTGGTCAGCTTTATCCTGCATACATTGGTGGGGTGTTCTTTTAG